TGGAATAGATGGTGTTACAAGATACGGTGCAGTAGCATTAAGGCGAGCATTGACAAGTCCTAGAAGTAATTACTATTACAAGTACAGAAAGTATTACACACATATCGATAGTCTTACAAGTACAATTACTTATGATGTTGTAGATTCAGGAGAAATAATACCTTCTAAGCACCTTTACAACCTCCCTAATGAAGTAGTAGACGATTATCAATGGACTAGCCTTGAAAAGATAGACGAAGCCTTAGAAAGCTTTACTTGGTATGACTCTAAAATCTTCACTTTATATTACTACGAGGGGAATACCTTAGACTCACTAGCTAAAAAAACAGGAATAAGTAGAAACAGCTTATTCACTACAATAGACAAAGTAAGAGTACAGCTAAAAAATATGTTAAATGAATAAGTTCTTTGTACCTCAAGAAATATATGAAGATAGGATAGCTATTTGTAAGTCTTGCGTATATTACTTTAAGCCTTCAGGTCAATGTAAACGCTGCTTATGTTTTATGAAAGTTAAAGCAAGGATAGCAAGTCAAGAATGTCCTCAGAAGTATTGGAGTAAGACAACAGAGGTTGAAGTTAGAGAAGATATACCTGAAGAAATAATAGCTGAGATTATATTGCTTTGGGAAGACTTAAAAACAGGAAGAGCTAAAGACCACGAAGCTAAAAGTAAAATGATAACGATATATAATACCTTACATAACACGAACTACTCAACAGGAACAAATTGCGGTTCTTGTATAGCAGCTTGCTTTGATGGAATAAAAAAGATATATAAAGAATACTCTAAGGACTAATATTAATAAATATAGGGTAAGACCTACAAAAGCGTTTATTTTACCTAGAGTAGTAGAGGGGGGGTGTGGTTACCTCCCCAATACAATTAACTATATGCAAGTAAATATAACAATGGTAAAAATCACAATAAAAGATGTAAAAGCATATAATTTGTCTTGTTTATTCAGCATTTTAAAAGACAAAAGAGTAAAGTCCCTCTCACTAATAAGGGCATAATAAATATGGAAAAAATTATAAACATTAATAAGGAAAAATTAGTTACAATGAAATATGAGTGCCAAGATAATGACGCTCTCATTGAGTTAAGTGATGATAAAATGGATTTATTTATATCTATAGATGGAGAAACATCTCAGACTATAATATCTCTTGATGATTTAAGAAAGTCATTAATTCAGTTTGGTATAGAATATTTATCAGACACATTAAAACATTATGCAAATGAAAGAGTAATTGAGGAGTTGGAAAGGATTAAAAAAGAATGTTCTAAAGTTGGTTCAAGGTACATAACTTGGTGTGTACTAAAAGAGGGGATAGATAAAAGAATTAAACAACTAAAACAATAGATTATGAAAACATATACAATAGAGATTGAAACAACCTATGGAAGTTTAACTATAGATTTAACAGCTGAAAGTGAAGAAATTGCTATTAAAAAAGCAGAAAGTATTTTATATGAAGCTGAAATTTATGTATCTAATACAAGAGAATTAAACAACTAAAACAATAGATATGGAAGAAGCAGACAGAACATACAAAACAATTAAAAGTATATTGAAACATCACATTAAGAATAATGTAAAATCCTTATGGACTTGGAAGGACGATAATTTTACTTGCATCTATGAGAATTACTCAGGAGATGACAGGATATATACGAGTAACCAACTCTTAAAACTTTTAACAAAATGATAATATTTACATTACTTGGAATCATAACTGCAATATTCTTTTTTATAGTTATTCTTATGAGCATAATTGAAACAAGAATTAAAAACAGAACTAAAGAAAAGTTATTCTACAATATGGATAAAGTAGAAACTAGAACAGGAGGACTAGCACACGATAGAAATAGAACTTATAGCGAAATACAAAAAGGAAATGAAAGACAATAGAATACCAAGCTACTACATAGGAAGTCGATATAAGATAGAAGCTCGCAAAGTTATTGAAGACTTTGATTTATCATATAATGTAGGGACTGCTTGTACATATCTAATGAGAGCAAATAGGAAGCATAAAAGTCCTGTTGAATGCATACAGAAAGCAATCAATCACCTAGAATTTGAACTAGATAAATTAAAGAAGTGATAGACTTACGACTTGGAGAATGTTTAGAAGTAATGAAGTCAATTCCTTCAGGTAGCGTTGATGCTATTATAACCGACCCACCATACGGCACGACTGCTTGTAAATGGGATAGTGTAATTGATTTTGAGTTAATGTGGGAACAACTGAATAGAATCATTAAACCAAACGGTGCAATAGTTTTATTTGGTAGTGAGCCGTTTAGTAGTGCCTTACGAATGAGTAATATTAATAACTATAAATATGATTGGATTTGGGTAAAGGAGCGATTGACAAATATAGCGCAAGTAAAAAAAAGGGCTGGTAAAACTACTGAAAATATTATAGTATTTTATTCTAAGCAATGTTTATATAATCCTCAAATGGTGAAATATTTTGGGAAAAAAAGGACAAACAAAGTTAAGAATGGTAAAATGGGCAAACTTACTGATAATGGAAATAAAAAAGTATTGGAATATAAAGACAATGGACTAAGATACCCAACACAAATTTTAAAATTTCAAAGGGATATATTAAAATCTAATTTGCACCCAACACAAAAACCTTTATTACTTATGGAATATCTTATAAAAACCTACACTAACGAAAACGAAACTGTACTTGATTTCACAATGGGTTCTGGTAGTACAGGAGTAGCAGCAAAGAATCTTAAGAGAAAGTTCATAGGTATTGAACAAGACGAAAAGTATTTTAATATAGCTGAAGAAAGAATTAATAAGCAGGAAAAACAATTAAAAATATTATGACACTATACACTTGCGAATGTAATAAGACTAAAGAAATAGGGAAGGCTACAATAGTACACCGAGATGGTAAATGGGTAACTAAGGAAGCAGTCTGTGAATGTGGTAAGTGGATGGATTGCGAACCAACTGAAGGAATGCCAAGTCTTAAAAGAACAGAACCTAGTCTAAGTAAAAGAAGGGATAAGCTATGGGAAGGAGCAACAGAAAAGATAAGAAGTAAGACTGAGTAATGAAGTTTGTAATAAAAGACAATAGAGATAAGCAAAGCCTATTCAATTACCTAAAGGAATTAGAGAACGACTACATAGTAAGTATAAAGAAACAAAGAAACACAAGAAGCAATATGCAGAATAGTTACTATTGGAAATGTATCGTACAAGGACTAGCAGAAGAACTAGGATATTTTCCTGATGAAATGCATGACGTACTAAGAGCTAAGTTCTTATCTGAATATGAAATGATAAGTATTAACGATAATCAAATAGCATTAAATAAAATAGGTAGTACAACTGCTTTAAATACTAAAGCCTTTGAAGTATATACAGAGCAAATAAGAGTATGGGCTATAACTGACTTAGGCATAAGACTAATGCTGCCAAATGAATACGAGTAATTTCTATTATATAACAACTTGATTAATCAAATTATTTCAAAATGGAACATGGAGGAAAAAGAGAAGGAGCAGGACGTAAAGGTAAAGGTGAAGAACAAAAGCTAATAGAACACTTAACACCAATGAGTGGAATAGCACTTGAAGCTTTACAAGAAGGCATAAAGCAAAAGCAACAATGGGCGGTTAAGTTATACTTTGAATACTTTTACGGCAAACCTCAGCAAAGAGTAGATGTAACTACTAATGATGAAAGTCTTAATGTACCTTTAATAAACTTTATAAGCTCTGAATCTTAGCGAAAAATATAATGCACTATTTACATCAGATGCTAGATACTTTATTATAACAGGAGGTAGGGGTTCTGGAAAGTCTTTTGCAGTTACAGTTTTTCTAACGCTCTTAACTATGTCTAGGAATGTTAGAGTCCTATTCACACGTTATACAATGACATCAGCACACCTATCAATCATTCCTGAGTTCTTAGAGAAGATAGGGCTGCTTGGATATGACAATACCTTTAGCGTAAACAAAGCTGAGGTAATAAACTTAGGAAACAAATCAGACATCCTATTTAGAGGTATCAAGACATCAGCAGGAAACCAGACTGCAAGTCTAAAGTCATTACAAGGGATAAGCACTTGGGTACTTGATGAAGCCGAAGAACTTGTAGATGAGAATATCTTTGATACTATTGATTTAAGTATAAGAGAAAAGAAAGTGCAGAATAGAATCATATTAGTATTAAATCCAGTTACTAAAGAACATTGGATATACAAAAGGTTTTTTGAGGACAAAGGAGTTGAAGGTGGTTTTAATGGCGTTAAAGACAATGTATGCTATATCCATAGTACATACCTAGATAATGAAACAAATCTCTCTGAGAGCTTCCTAGAGCGTATTAAGAGCATAAGGCATAATAACTTTAAAAAGTATCAGCATAAGATTCTTGGGGGATGGTTAGCAAAAGCCGAGGGGGTTGTCTTCGAAAATTGGAGTATAGGTGAATTTAATCCTGATAACTTACAGACTTCTTGTGGAATGGACTTTGGGTTCTCAATAGACCCTGACTCATTAACTGAAGTAGCAATAGATAAGAAGCATAAGAAGATATACTTAAAAGAACACCTTTATCGTAATGGATTAAAGAGTCAAGAGCTTGCTCAGATAATATTAGACAAAGTAGATAGTAAATTAATCATAGCAGATTCAGCAGAGCCTAGACTAATAGCAGACTTAAAGCATTTAGGAGTAAACATTAAAGCAGTTAAGAAAGGAACTATTGAAAGTGGTATAACTAGAATGCAAGACTATGAGCTTATAGTAAGTCCTGAATCAACTAACATAGCTAAAGAGTTAAATAATTATGTCTATGCAGATAAAGGCTCTAAGCTTTACGTAGATAATTGGAATCACGCTATTGATGGTGTTCGTTATAATGTAATCTATCACCTAGACAATCCAAATTCAGGAAGGTATTTCGTGCAGTAAACTAAAATCAACTAATTTCTATTATATAGTGTATGAAAGTTAAAATTAAAAAAGGAGGCAAAGTAAAAGAGTTCAAGCTAATCAATAGTTGGTCGGAAGTTACGTTGGAATTATGGCTTAAACTTATTGAATTTGAAACAGGGACTAAGACTGAAGAAGCTACTGAAACTATTGCAGCACTATCAGATATTCCTAAGAAGTTAGTAAAGGAATTAGCCTTATCAGATGTTGCCGTCATACTGAGTAAGATAGGCGAGCTACAAGCTAAGCAAGATACAAATCTTAAAAGTATAATTGAGATTAATGAAATTGAATATGGATTCCATCCACAACTTTCAGAAATTACATTAGGTGAGTATGCAGACATAGAGCAGTTTATCAAGAACGGAATAAATACAAACCTTCCTGAACTGATGGCAATTCTCTACAGACCTATAAAAGAAAAGAAAAACGATATTTATATTATTGATGCTTATGATGGAGATATAACAATGAGGTCTGAAGAAATGAAAATGATGTCAGCAGAACAAGTGCAAGCAAGCCTTTTTTTTTTCTACAATTTCGTGAAGGAGTTATCAGAGATTTTGCCATCATATTTGATGGAGAAGCAGAAGGAAATGAAAATGCAATAGCAACAGAAGACTTTGCTAGCAAGTGGGGCTGGTTTGGGGTGATGCATAGATTATGCAAAGAAGATATAAGTAAATTAGAAACAATTACAAAGCTAAGTCTTTTAGAATGCTTGACCTGGCTAAGTTATGAAACAGATTTGAACTCGCAAAATAAAGTAAAATAAATGGTTAATAATAAGACATATAATAATGTAGTAAATACTCTTCTTAGATTAGGTGAGTATCACGAGCAAATTGAATCAACTTCTGTTGGAGATATATTTGACATCAATCTTGAAAAGATGCAGAAATTTCCATTGCTGCATATTAATCCTACATCAGTATCAACAGGAGATAGTCAATTAACCTATAACTTCC